AATACAGAACGTTGGTCTGTGTGTATTGGACCATCTGAAAATGGTATGGAACAAGTTTCATTTGTGAATGGTATCTGCACAACTAAAGGTGGATCACACGTTGATCATGTGTCAACGCACATTGCTAATGGTATCATCGAAGAAATGGCAAAAAAAATTAAATTGAGGCCCCAACAGGTCAAAAACGCTTTTACTATATTTGTAAAGGCCACACTTGAAAACCCTACCTTTTCAAGCCAGGTAAAATCCGAATGTACTTCAAAACTTGCAAGTTTTGGAAGTAAGTTTGAATCACCGAAGAACTTCATAAAGAATGTTCTCAAGACGGGGATTGCTGATGAACTCCTGGCACTCTCGAAGTTTAAGGAAATGAAGGAGCTCCAAAAGTCGGATGGTACTCGTAAGTCTAAGATCGTCGGGATCCCCAAACTGGATGACGCGAACAAGGCTGGCACCACACATTCTGGGAAGTGTACACTCATCGTCACGGAGGGTGACTCGGCGAAAACTCTTGCAGTAGCGGGTCTATCTGTAGTTGGTCGCGATCACTATGGTGTCTTTCCACTTCGTGGTAAGTGTAAGAATGTGAGAGACGTCTCTGTGGCACAACTTACCTCAAATCAAGAGTTCAATGATCTCAAGAAGATCTTGGGTTTGCAGCAAGGAAAGGAATACAAAAGTGTCTCTGAACTCAGGTACGGACGCTTGATGATTATGACAGACGCAGATAATGATGGATCCCATATCAAGGGTCTAATTCTCAATATGATTCATTATTTCTGGCCCAGTCTGCTCAAGTTGAACTTTGTGGTGAGTATGGTGACCCCGATCATCAAAGCTACGAAGGCTTCTCAAACCAAGTCCTTCTACACAGACTCTGCATTCCGTACCTGGTATGGTGACGGGAAACAGGGATGGAAGATTAAGTACTACAAGGGTCTCGGTACTTCCACGAGTGCCGAAGCTCGAGAGTATTTCAAGAAGATTCAAGACTTGACTGTAAAGTTCGATGTGGATACGATGACAGATGATTCAATTATTCTCGCCTTTGATAAAAAGAAGGCTGATGCCAGAAAGTCTTGGCTTTTGGAGAACACCGCGAAAGATGGTAATCAACTTGAAGTTCCATATGGAAGTGTGAAACAATTGGACATCTCCGATTTTGTACACAAAGACTTGGTCAATTTCAGTCTCGCAGATCTCAAGCGGTCTATCGCACACATGGCCGATGGTCTCAAACCCTCCCAGCGCAAGGTGATGTTCGCGTGCTTCAAGAAGAATCTCAAGGATGAGATGAAAGTTGCACAGCTGGCGGCATTTGTGGCTGAAAAGAGTGCTTACCATCACGGCGAAGTTTCCTTGGCGGATACGATCGTAAAGTTGGCGAATGACTATACGGGCAGTAACAACATCAACCTTCTCGAGCCATGTGGTCAATTTGGAACACGACTGATGGGGGGGAAGGATGCTAGCCAGACGAGATATATCTTCACGAAGTTGACCAAGGATGCGCGAAAGATCTTTGATCCCAAGGATGATGCGATTCTCAACTATCTCGATGATGACGGACGAACCATCGAGCCGGATTTTTATATGCCCACCCTCCCTATGGTTTTGGTGAATGGAACAGAAGGTATCGGTACAGGGTTCAGTTGTTATGTACCCCCATTCAACCCAGATGACATCAAGGATAATATTAAGCGGATCTTAAATGGTGATGATATAGTGTCTATGCGACCTTGGTTCAGGGGTTTCAAGGGTGTTGTTCATAAGGAGGATGATACCTGGATGATGGAAGGTGTGTGGAATTGGTCTGGAAGTAATATTGTGGTGACCGAGTTACCACCTGGTCGTTGGACACAGGATTACAAAGAGTATTTAGATGGTCTCGTGGAGAAACAATTGATTGGAGGATTCATCAATAACTCAACCACGGAAGATATTCACTTCGAAATCACAGACTACACGGGTAAGGATCTTGTCAAAGATCTTAAATTGCGAAAGACATTCCGTGTCTCTAACATGCATCTCTTCCACCCTACAAAGGGTATTCACAAGTACTCGAGCCCGGAAGAAATTTTGAAAGATTTCGTGGAACTTCGCCTTGAACACTATAAGAAGCGGAAGGTACACCTCATCAATGTCCTCGAAAAGCGGGCAGAGATGTGTGACCACAAATCAAAGTTTGTATCGATGGTAATTGAAGGAAAGTTGGTGGTATTCAAAAGAAAGAAGGTAGAATTGGAGACAGAAATGTCTTCAATCTTCCCTAAGATTGATGGAAACCTTGACTACCTCCTCAACACGAAGACGATTGAGTATACGGAAGAACGCGTTAATGCTCTACTAGATGAATCGAAACAAGCCAAAGCTGATCTAGAGAAAATGCTGAAAACAAGTCATGTGACAATGTGGAAAACCGACATTAAAAATATGTAAGCATTAAGTAGATATGGGTGAGGCTGCTAAAATTTCCCTCAACGCTATTGGAAAGCAGGATACATACCTCCTTTCCAAAGACCCAGAAGATTCATTTTTTCAATATAATACAAAACAACATTCAGAGTTTAGGAAATATCATAGAAGTCGCAATGTTATACGTAATTCAAATATAAAACAATGGCCATTTGGTCAAACTATTAAAGTTCAATTTAACCCAACAAATATGGGTGATTTATTAAGTAATATGTACTTGAGTATTGATATGCCCGCTATAACAGATGGTAATTATGCGGATCAATTGGGGCGTCATATTCTTAAAAGTGTCACAATGTTTGTGGATGATATTGAAGTAGAAAAAATACACGATGATTGGGGTGTAATATATGATGAATTATATCTTGAAACATCAGAAAAAGTTGCTAACAGATTTCTTGTAAACAGAGGTTTACCCTTTGATGGATCAGATGATTTAGAAAATCGTGCTAGAACAAGTTCAAAAATGGTCGTTCCATTACAATTCTTCTTTTCGAGAAAATTCGCTAGTGATGAATATGCATCAAATAAACCTAATCGGCCATATTTCCCCCTTTGTGCGATACATCGACAAAAAATTGTATTTGAATTGGAGTTTCACAATCAGGCGTTTTTCACTAACACAACCGACACTTTAACAGTTAATTCTTTCAATCTGATCACAGAAGAAATTACTATTACCCCGGAAGAGAGAAAATACTTTGCGATTGAAAAGCATACTCTCTCAACAGAAGTTGTTCGAAAACATCCAAGTATTTTTAGTGACCTTTCTATAGAAAAAATTGTCAATCAACTTGTTCCAAATAATCCTGTGAAATCTTTTCATTGGTTTTTGAGAAAAGTGGAATATGAAGATATTACCGATGCAACCGGTGCATCCAATACTAATGGTGAGAGACTTTTCCAAAATCGTTTCAACTTTTCATCAAATGTGAACTATAACGACCAGGCGTCATTTTTCCACCCCATCATGGATTCTGCAAGTTTTTATATCGGTGGAACTCGTTATCCGAATACAACTCAGACCAATCACACGTTTTACAAATACTTAATTCCCTTTCGAAGTCGTTTATCTCGTCCTTTAAGAAATATTTATACGTATAGTTTCTCGATGAATCCGGTTAACGTGGAACCATCGGGAAGCTTAGATTTTACAAACATACAATCAGATAAAACAACAATTGAAGTTCAGTTGGATAAATCAAAAATAGATATTCAATCTAATGTCGTGTCACTTAATATGTATTATACTGGTTATCAAACATTTACATTTGAAGCTGGAATCATGTCACAACTTTATTAAATAAGATCTTTTTATTGTTTCCGATATATTCGATTACATTGTTTTTAATACACCATTTGATGAAATTCAATTGAGCCAAGGTCGTATGAATTTCATGAGATGTACCTGGAATAGTGTATGCAAACTTCTGAGATCTACAAAATGGATCAAAAAGTTTCTTACTATATCCATCTAGACTTGATTTATAGGCACAATGTACAGTGAAAAATTTACCATCATTTGTTTGATAAGATGTATTATTTTTTTTCGAATAGTTCGTAATAAACCATTCAAGATTTCGTAAAGAAATACCAGATGATTTGTCTAAAATGTTCATTAGCTTAGATCTGTTTTCCTCGTGGATATAAAAATTATTGATTGATGTTAGTAGGATGTCAGTTTTCTTCATATGTTAAAATGAATTCAAATCTATAAGCCCATTTGAAGATTCACATCCCGGACACCCTTCCATACGAGATATTTCCGGTCCATGAATATGAAGACTTGAACGAAGCGGGCTTGGTCTAATAATGGGTGTATGTGTTAGATGTCTATGATGTCTACAATATCCATCATGAACACCCCTGAATGTACAACGATGTCCATCATTCTTTACACCTTTACATATAGACGAAGCGAATGTATCGGGTATGTCCCTCAAAAGAAGTTCCTTGGAAATTCCATGCTTATTCGCGACGATTTCTGTATATTCATTTAACACCCTTGTAACACGTTCATTTACTTCCGAATCAATAAGTAGTGTTATTTTGTCATATAAACTCATGTCTTGTTAATATCTTGGTTATATTTTTTAAATATGTCTTCAATTGATTCAGATTTGGAAGCTTCCTTAAGTCTTTCTTTCAGTTCTGCTACTTTACCAGAATCATCGAGTTTCCGTTTTCTACACTCTTCCATAAGTTCATCTTTCTTCATACCACTGAGAGCAAGACCAGTTTTTACCTTTTTTGGTTTATGTTGATTTAGAATTTCTCCAAATATTTCCTGTTTAGGGTTTTCAAACAAAGGTTCTAAAAGATCACATACGGGATTAAGAAATTTGTTCTCGAAATAGTAAAGGTAGTCTATGGGGATGCCATGCTCTTTTACATATTCGGGATCTTCCGACTTTTCGAAGGCTTTTGCTTTGGGGTTATCGGTTTTAGTTAACAAATAGGGAACCCTGTCACCCGAT